ATTAATTAACGCTGAAAACAGTATCCAAGGAGGTCGGTTCTCCGACCTATTATCAGCAAATAACTTCGCCAATAGAAAGTGGGAGCTTTTTCAAAACACTAACGGTCTTTCTTCTTTTGATACCGCGGCAAGGATGATAGGCAAGGGGGTCATTTCAGGTAACATTAACTACGATTATAAAACCATTAAATTTAATTTGCTTGATAATAGCACTTCTTACCACAACCAAGTTCCTAAAAATGTAGTCGATGTCGCGACTTATGCGAATGCGCCAAAAGGAAACATTGACAAACCGATTCCGATCTTCTATGGTGATTGTTCCGTTGAAACGATTGCAAATGATTCTGGGGCTTCTGGTAATTATGACAAACATTTTGTAAAGGGGAAATTCCCTGCAATAATAAGTGATAAATGGAATTCAGCTTCTGCTGAAGTCTATGCTCTCGCGGATTCCGCCACCTTGACCTCCCTAACCGACGAAAACATATTTATGTATAAAGATGGATTTTATATTCAATGCGTCCATACTAATGTAGATGTTACGACCCCCGGCAGGGTTGAATTTAGCGGAGCAGATTGGCGGGTATTTGTACCACTAGCGGCTGATTCATCTACGGGCGACGTTACTAATTTCGGGAATACTTCTGATGGCGATGTAACAACTTACGGAGTATTGGGAGGAGCTGGAAAAGGCTATACAGTAGATGGCTATTGGAGAGTGCCAAAAGTTCCTAATTTGGGAACTATATCCAGTATTAATTTTACTATTTTATACAAAGACTTTGATCCAGACTCAGGGAGTGAAAACGTAAGTTCGTTCCGGGTTGCCATTAATTCTGTTTCTTTAGGCAATGTTGAAAATTTAACATGGGGTACGGGAGCTGGAAGCCAATCTGTTGATTTATCTGATGGATGGACAACCGCAGAAAAAGAGGAATGGAATCTTGAAGAGAGGGTTCAATTAGAACTAAATACCGCAACAGAAACCCATACTCTTGAAATATATCAAGTAGGACTCGAGATAAAATTCACCCCCTCACAGGTTTTTGAAAAACAAGTGACCGATTATTATGAAGTTTTAACAGGCGAAACACAATCAAACATTGAATACAGGGACAGAAAAGGCGCCGAAGGCGTTAATATTAAAAGAAAAGTTGCCAGAACTACCACGGTGACGACCCCGGACGTTGCTGATTATGTTTATGTAAGCGGAAAAGGTCGGAAATACGGGGCTTGGATTGATGATATTGATGGTGGAACCAACAATAGAACTAGTCATAATGGAGATGCACCTGACCCTAATTATGCGGAAGGTGCCTTGATCGAGAATCCTATATATATGATCGAGGATATTTTAAGAACAGAATTAAGTTTAGATTCAGGTACAGCGGGTTTAGATATTGATATTGAGTCTTTTGACATGGCTGGGGCCAATCAGACGGGAGCCTATGACGCTACCGACGGAACGAGAAGAGGGGACATCGCCTACTTATTTAATAGCACCGTTGCCACTGTATTGTTCGCCTTTTCTCAGTATAAGTTTATTAACAGCAAGGACTTAATTACAAAGATGTGCCGTCAATGTATGAGTTTCGTTTGGTTTTCTGGCTCGGGAAAGTTCAAAATTAGAACATTAAAATTACCCGGTGATACATGGGTGGCAGATGCAACTGTTAATTTCCATGAAATCAACCTAAAGAGCATTAGCCGCACGCCCTTAAATAATGTTAGGAACAAGATAATTATAAATTATGCGATGGATTACGCAAGGGATAAAATGATGGAAACGACAACAAGCACGGATACAACCTCTAACGCTACCGGGGTAGCTGGATACAATGATACGTTGACGTTAGAGCTTGATGCGGACTGCATATTAGACGAAACGACCGCGGATAATTTAAGAAATGCTTACTTGGCCCATTATAAAGATAGAAATCCTATTATTAGCTTTGATTGTGTTATACCAAAATATAACGATTTAGAGATTACGGACGTAATAGGCTTTTCAAATTGGGATTCTAAAATAAAAATATACGGAACTGCTTTAGGTACAAGCGATTTCTACATGATAACGGATATCGCTAAAACCGTTCATGGCTGTTCCATAAAATGTATGAAAGTGAACTAAAATGAGTCAATATAGTCGGGTTTCTACGCCGCGGGCGTACATGGATAGGTTGTCTTTTAATTTGGCAAACGGATGGAGAACAATATCAAACTACGCTTTATTACAGGATGATGGATCAACCGCCGTCACTTTCGATAGTGGACAAAAAGAAGATTTATTCGATATGAGGCCAAGTAATTACGCAACTATAGAAAAAGAAAATGAAAAATTCTATTTACAAATTGATACTGGTCAATCATCCGACACTGTAGCAGAGGCTAATTTTTTAGCTATACTCGGACATAATCTAAATTATGCTACTGGTATGTTTAGGGTTGTACATGATGATTCATCAGATATGTCTTCTGCTAATTCAGTTACTGCAAGCACTGCGGTTACAGGATTAATAAATGCAACTCAAAGTACAATTTATCTTGATTCTGGGGAAGAGATGGCTGTCGGCGGGATTGATGATAGCCAAACAACTTTTACTTGCTCGGATGGTTCTGCATTTGATGAGCATATTGGTGGAATTATAAGAGTAGATAGTGAAAAAATGCTTCTAAAGTCGATAAGCACTGACGTTTTAACAGTTGCAAGAGGTGTGCATGGTTCTACTGCATCCGCTCATAGCGAGGGCGGTGAAACTATTAATTTCGACTATACTGATTGCATCCAACCAGCGAATAATGGCTGGACACTTATTACTTGGGCTAATAACAATAGCGACAATCAATATTATAGAATTGAATTTTTAGATAATGGTGGGGCTACCAGTGATTTTGCGCAAGATGTTCAGATTGGAGCGATAATGCTGGGAGAATATATTGATTTTCCCAATTCTCCAGACCTAGAGGTTGGTTTTAATATAGATTATGATGGGACTAAATTGCTCACATCAGCGGGTGGAAACACTTTTGCGGCTTCATCTTATCTAGGCTCACCAACTTGGGCAAAAACAAACCCTTGGGCTCTTGCCACAGCGGCATCGGAAAACCAAACATTCGCATCGTCTCGACACTATGGAAGGCGTAAATATGATATGAACTTCAGCTATGTTGCTGACACCAATTTATTCTTGAGCAATATGCGCGCCTCCGCGGGGATGATTGACGGCTCAGATTTATATTCACAATTCTATCACAAGTCACTTGGACAGCATCTTCCGTTTTTATTTACCATAGATAGCGCAAGCACAGGCGCTGGCGATTATGGTTTATTTAGACTAGCTGATAGTGAAATGAAAACAAAACAGGTAGCTCATCAAGCTTGGAATACGTCGCTTAGTCTTGTTGAATCTTGGTAGAACAGCGGGGACAAACCTCATCTTCTTTCCCTAGAGCGGGGAAATCTTCGTAATAAGTTGGTATGATACGGTAAGAAGAAACTTTTAACTGCCAACAAACATCACACTCAGGGCAGTGCTTTATAAATCTATCAGCGTACTTAGAATCTAGTTTATAATCATTGAAGTCACACGGCTGGTTAGTTTCTGCGCTTATAACCCATTCAATAGAGCAATGGCACTTCGGATTTTCTTTGAAGAATCTATTTCTTTGAAGTCCGGCGAACTCTTCGTCTGTCAAAACGGTCTGTCATCTGCACCTCCATGCGCTGATTCTCTTTCTGATACTGGGGTAAATTTTAAAGAATAATATTGCTTACCACCATCCATTGTTGTGTTTTTCCAACTAGCAACATCATAAACAATTCCACCGACATTAGCTGTCCCAGTTAAGTCTGGTCGTTTTTCGTTACCCTCTTTATCGTTTTCAAAGATTGAACCTGAATTTTCTTTGTGTTCGTACATATTTACTCCCTTATTATTGGAGCGGAGAAGTAAGGAGGTTTATTCAAGAGGAGCTTGAGTAAAAACTTCCCCGCCCACTTTTTTAACTTTTCTTATTTCACTTAAAATCTTTAAGGCTTTACCATCAACCTCGTAGTCGTCGTATTGTTTTAGTGCTCGTTTCACCGTCTCGTATTCCTCATGGTCGAGTATGAGAGCAATTCTTCTCTCTGCCATTATATTTTAATTTCAAGTATCGTTTTCTTTGGCGTTAATTTTTCAAGAGATTTAGGATTATAAGCTTCAAGGCTCTTATGAATATTATATCCTTTATTATCTACGTTCTGTAAATCCACTTTTATTCCGTCCCTGTTTCCATTCTCATAAAATATATAAAGATTCTGACTTGCTCTCCCTGACAAGTTTAACGCTTTTTCTGAGTAATCGTTTGCGCCAACAAGCGACGAACTCCTCGCATAGGTATCTCCTATTCTGGCAGAATGTATATGCCCACTAATTACATAGTCAATATTTATTCCCCTGCTTGCGTATCTCCCCTTGATTTGGTTGATAGAAGATTCATGTCGTGTCGTAATTGAACCATGCCCATGTAGCAGTAGTAAATTTTGTCCGGCTACTTTTAATATAATCTCCATCGGGTCATCAGCTACAAAATGAATCTTGCCTCCCATGAATAACGCTCGTAGCATATTAAATATAGTAAAATCGTAATTGTCGGTGGCAAGAACATCAGTCCAGCCATACTCTTTTTGTACCCGAGCTTCGTTTCCAGAAACACAGGCTACTGTTATATTAAAATTTCTGTTTAAATCAACTATTGCTTGCTGGAGAATATCCACAGCTATGAAGACTGCTTGCGCTCTGTTTGTTGCGTTGGACAAGAGTTCATCGAGTCTTCTATCGGAATTTATTAAATCGCCAGTAAGGGCTACAATTACGTTAGATATACGCTGTGTCGAAAAATAAGTTTTAGCGGCTTCTATGTGCCTTTTTATGCGTTTTGAGGCTACCTCGAAGTCATATTTGTTATTAGGTAGCTCTACAAGCTCGTTAAAGTGCAAATCTGATAGGTGAACCACTCCAACTGCCTTACCTTTTTTGGGGTGGCTTTTTATAACTTTGTGAAATTTATTTTCCCTGAGAACCCCTAAAAGCCTTTGACTTAATACATTAACTGCATTATCTAGCCTAGCATATTCACGAAAAGTTTTTCTTTCAATTCGATTTGTGTCTTGGTGTGCCTGTTTTTGTTTAGCAAGCTTGACACCCTCTCTTATAATATCGGGTTCGCCAAGAACAGGGGACACTGTTTTATAAGCGCAGTTCTTGCACTTCCACCTATCCTTCGGACTCGAAGAATCGTTCTTCCCATTTCTTATTAAATCCCCACTTCCGCAAGAGGGGCAGGATATTATATAATTATCATCATTATAGGTTATCATAGTGGCGTTTTAATTCGAGGTATAAATCC